AAAACCATTGAGGCTTTGGGTTTTGGCAAAGGTTTTACCGAAAGCTATGAGCTCTTTACACGCATATTAGATAACCTGGAATCTCTTTCTGTTGCAAAGAAGATGAACGTTATACTACTATCACACGTCCAAATCCGCACATTTGCTGACCCAGAGCACGAACCATATGACCGATACGAGCTGAACACCCACAAGAAAGTATCTTCTTTGATTCGTGCCTGGGTCGACTTCAATTTTTTCGCTAACCACAAGTTCACCACCGTTAAGTCTGGACAAGGCTTTAACGAGAAAACTCGTGGCAAAACATTCAGCGACAAACGATATTTATTCACGAAGAGAACGGCTGCTTTTGATGCCAAATCAAGACTGCAACTTCCTGAAAAAATAGACTTCACCTGGTCTGCATTTACTGAGGCCTGTAAGTCAACCATTAAATCAAATGAATCTATAAACAAAGGAGGACAAAATGTCTGAAGATTTTCATATAGACCTTACTGAGGTCGAGGATACTAGCGGCAGTTTTGAACCCATACCGGAAGGCACTTACGAGCTAATGGCCGAGGATTGGGAGCAAAAGATTTCAAAAGCTGGAAACAAATATCTCAAAGTCACATACCGAGTGCAAGGTGAAAACTACGCAAACCGTGTGGTTTGGGAGAACTTTACCATCTCTGGTGCGAACCCAACGGTTGGTATCAGTCGTTTAAAGCAATGGATGGTTGCCACAGGCAGTGATGCCACTGAGCTGAACCAAGATGCTGTAAACAATCTAATGATGGAAACGTTTATGGCTAAGATTGGTATTGAAAAAAGTGCCGAGTGGGGAGACTCAAACAAGATCGTTGCTTTTCTCAGACCCAAAATGACTGAGGCAATGCCAACAAAAGAAAAAACTGCGGAGAAAACCGAGCAATCGGTACCAACCGCAACAGGTAATGCAATCGAAGATTGGGATTAATTTTTGCATAGATCACCTCCGATCACGAGTTTATATGGCCTCTCGTTTATCAAAAGGCCACATCTATCTAGGAAACCAAAATGAAAGAATCTAAAGGAACGTACGATGTATTTACAGTGTTTGAAGACATAATGGCTTCTGACCTGGACGAATACCAAGTAAAACAATTGGCTATGTTATTAATTGCCAACACATTAACTTATGAAACAGCAAGAAAAACAGCTGAAGTTGTTATTGAGAGAACCAACGAAGAAGATTGGAAAAGAGAGCCTTGGTGAAAGACGACGACGAGTTAAGCCAGTCGGTTAAAGACGGCATCAAAGCCGGAGAAGCCATGATCAATGACTTCTACAATTTAATCGAAGAATGGAAAGAGCGTGGCATATCAGAAGAAAACATTGCTAGAGTTTTAGTGTTTATACATCCTGATGTCATATTATCTACTGCACCGAATCCAGAAAGTGCATATAATTTATTAAACATGTCACTGAAAAAAATTAACGATGCGCTCAACAAAGATGAGACTCCAGACGACGAAGAGACCATACACTGATGCAATTAAGATACTACCAAGAAGAGGCGCTTGGATCTTTATTAAAATACTTTCAAACCAAGCCCATAGACCATAACCCATTGCTCGTTTTACCAACGGCAGCAGGGAAGACCATTGTGTTTTCTCACTTGATTAAAGAGTTGAGCTCTAGCAATAAACGGTTCTTGATCTTGGCACATCGACAAGAGTTGGTTTCACAGGCCAAGGACAAACTATTAAAGGTGTGGCCTAGCGCACCTGTCGGTGTCTTAGCCGCCTCACTAAAAAGCTATGACACCGACGCACAGATCCTGGTGGCGTCTAGAGACACACTGGCATCGCAAAAGCGTTTGGATGCGGTTCCAGGCGTTGATTACATTATTATTGACGAGGCTCACCATATTGCACCAGGCGCCAGTACAAGATACAGAAAGATACTGGATGCAATGCGAGAGAAAAAGCCATGTCGGATTATTGGCGTAACAGCTACGCCATATAGAATGGGCCAAGGTTATATCTATGGAGACAAGCTCGATCATTTTTTTAAAGAGGTTGCTTATCAGGTTTCTATACCTCAATTGGTTCAAGACGGATACCTTTCTCGCTTGTCTGCATTTGCCGTTGACAACAAGGCGGTGATTGATGCGAGTGGGGTACGACTAAAATTTAAAGGCGGTGATTACAGAGAGGGCGAACTAGAAGCATTGGCGATTAACGAGCCTTTGATGCTAGAAATATTCAACGACTGGATGGATAAAGCTTATCTGAAAGGTCGAACCGCAACGGTATTCTTTTGTGTGTCAGTTCTCCATGCTGAAAAAATGTGTTTGTTTTTAAAAGAACAAGGCATTAAAGCGGAGGTCGTCACTGGCACTACCCCCACAAAAGAAAGGGAGCGCATCTTAAATGATTTTGAAGTCGGAAGAATACATGCCCTATGTAATGTAGGCGTGTTAACTGAAGGATGGGATGCGCCCCGCACAGATTGTTTGGCTTTGCTAAGACCGACTCAAAGTCTTGGCCTGTATGTTCAGATGTGTGGACGAGGGATGCGTCAATACCCTGGGAAAGACAATTGTTTGATGTTGGACTATGGGGAGAATATGCAGCGCCACGGTTGTTTGGATGAAGCCATACCTGAAGACGAGGGTGCTCACGCCAAAGTTAAAATATGCGAGAGCTGTTTTGCTGTTAACCCAAGAGCGTTTAAGGAATGTAGAGAATGCGGTGAAGCGTTTCCAAAGCCCCAGTCTTTTCACTTTCAACCAGAAAGAAAACCACCTGGCCTAGCCAAGAGCGGTTCTTCTAGCGAAGGCTATGTGTTGTCGGATGAGAAGAAAAACAAAAAAGAAAACATATTTAACGTGAGCCGAGTGTCAGCTCACTCGGTTACTTCTAAGGGCGGCAACTTTTATTGCAAGGTGGTGTTTGAATGCGAGGATATGTTTAATCAATATCAACTGCCTTTTATGTTTGGCCACCCCAAGGCAGATCAGTTTGCTAAATCCAGGTGGAAAAGAATCACCATGGATTTGTTTCCACCGAAGACCGTTAACGAAGCCGTTGAGCTAATCAATAAGAAAGGCGCTTTTAGTCACATCGACGGCATCCTTACCAAAAAGGAAGGGAAGTACGAGAACATTAAAGTAATTTATGCAGGAGAAAGGAGAATAACATTATGATATTTGTATCTAAAATTTTAGACCCTAAAGAAGTTATGGAGTTTTTAGAAAACAACCCTGATTTTTGGGAAGAAGTTTCGATGAAATTTTATTTTAAAAAAAGAGCAGAGCGGCAGTACGAGAAGGAAGTTAGCTTTATGATAAGAGCAGAGAAAGCATTGAGAAATTATAAGGATGAACATAATGATATTTGTAACTGAGATTGGCCCTTATAAACTTACCAATTCTGATATTTGGTTTATAAAAACCAGCAAGCCTAAACATACGAGTTTAGATTCTTGGATAAAAATTATGGCGCCAGAGATTGCAAAATCACGGATAAAACAATCACTTGAGAGGAACGGATGAACATAGTAGAAGAATTTGATAAAGCAGAACAGGCAGGACAAAAACACCGTATGCACATGGGCATGAGCATCATTGGGGACAACCCCAGGAAGCTGTGGCTTATGTTTAGATGGTCGTTCCCGCTGATTGACAATGGCAGAATACTGCGTCTGTTTGATCTGGGCAATCGCATTGAAGACCAGGTTGTGGATGCATTGAAGAAAAGCGAAATTAAAGTATCGGCGTTGGATAAGAACGGCAAACAATATCGATGTTCCTATTTAGCTGGGCATTTGGGAGGGTCTACAGACGGCGTTGTTAAGAATGTTGACCCAGAGAAACCAGAAGAAGTGATGCTTCTGGAAGTCAAATCTGCCAACAACAGTCGGTTCAATGAACTGCAACAAGGAGAAAGCTACGAACAATGGTCTTTTAACTATGCTACACAAATTCAGTGTTATATGGCGTCATTTAATTTGGAACGTGCTTTGGTGGTAGTGTACAACAAAAACGATTCATCGCTTTACACGGAGATTGTGGAAGCGAGAGAGGGGGTTTTGGAAGACATGATAAATAAAGCCCGTAAAATTATCACGGCAACGGAACCGCCAGAGTCTCCATATTCACCCACCGATTATCGAATTAAGAAGTTTATGTCGCCAAAAGAACAGGCCATATATAACCTGGAGCGACTGCCCGATGATGTGAACTGTAGAAACTGCAAGTTCAGTGAGCCAGTCATGGAGGGTGACGGCGGTTGGAGATGCAACAAAAAGAATAAAATGTTGGACGAGGAAGCACAACGAAACCATTGCGATGACCACATTTGGTTGACCGCCCTGGTTAATCTTCCCGTTGAAAGCGAAGGCAAAGACGATGTGACTTACATGAAGGGCAAAAGATCCATTACCAATGCACCTAAATCAAAAGCTGCTATGAACAGCTTTACCAGTGCCGAGATGCGAGAGCTCTCAAAAGTAGATTACGATTCTGATGTAATGAAAAAACTGTTAAGATTCAGAGAAGAGTTTGGAGTAGACACACGATTAGAGGAACTGACAGAGAATGTCTGAACCCAATGAAGAACAGATATTTCTGCCTGAGAAGTTTAACTGCCCTACTTTGATTAGTTTTAGTGGTGGTCGAACATCGGGTTATATGCTTTACAAAATCCTTGAGTCTTACGACTGGACATTGCCTGATGATGTGCATGTGACTTTTGCAAACACAGGCAAAGAAATGCCAGAGACATTGGACTTTATTCATGAGTGCTCAACCAGGTGGGGCGTTAAAGTGCATTGGTTGGAACTCGAAGTGTTTGAAGAGCGGCCCATTTATCGCACCAAAGAAGTCACCTATGAAACAGCCAGTAGAAATGGAGAACCGTTTGAGGCATTGATAGGAAGAAAGAAAATGTTGCCAAACGTGGTGGCTAGGCTGTGCACGATTAAGATGAAGATTGAAGTAATGAATCGATTTATGCGAGCCAAAGGTTATAAAGAATGGGCGAATGTTGTTGGCTTGAGATACGACGAGCCATCAAGAGTTGCTAAACAAAGAAAACAAAACGATTTAGGAAAAAACAAATGGACATCTTTGGTCCCTTTGTATGATTACAAAATCATGGTAGAAGACGTATCTAGATTTTGGGAAAACCATGAGTTTGATTTAGGCCTTCCCAACCACAATGGTAAAACCCAAGCAGGTAATTGTGATTTGTGTTTTTTAAAAGGCACAAGAACATTGATACAGATTATAAAAGAACGCCCGGAACTTGCCGATTGGTGGATTGAGCAAGAAAAAAGAATAGAAAAACTAAACAAAGGAACAGAATACGAAAACAAGAAAGTTAGTACCGCAACCTTTAACAAGTCACGAAGTTATACTGACTTGGTTGAAATGGCACGACTCGATGCACAGCAAGTGGAATTGTTCGATGACGATGGAAGGAGTTGTTTTTGTCATGACTGATAAAAACGATCCAGTCAATCATCCACCACACTACACCCAGGGGGGCATAGAAGCGCTCGATGCCATTGCATCGGCTTTGAGTGCTTCTGAGTTTGTCGGCTACCTCAAGGGGCAAATCTTTAAATACATTTGGCGTGCCCCACACAAGGGCAAGACACTTGAGGATTATAAGAAAGCCAGGTTCTACCTGGACATGTTGATTTCCAGAGAGGAGTCTAATCAGGAATCACAAAGAACCGAGGATTCTTCACGATCTCAATAGTGACATCTGGGTACAATGCTTCGACCAGTTTCTTCTTTAGTTTAAACACAGCCGTTTCCACGCCCTTCACATCTTCCACCACTTCTTTGTCGTTTCTTAGTTTGTAACGAAAATCTGCGATGTAAGTGCATATCTTCTTGCCATTGACTTCACACGGAAACTTGGGTTGTAACTCCAGGTCTTTGACTTCACCGGCCTTCTCCATCAGTCTGAGCTGTTTGTATCTAGCGGCTTCTAGTTTGCTGTCAAATTTATGGCCATCGTATTCAACACGAATCGCACCGTACTTGCTTCTCCCTCTGCGTCTTCGCATTAATCAATGCCCATAAGCTTTTCAAGTTCTTTCTGTCGCAACAGAACTGCCGCTGAACCTTCTGGATCTTGTGCTGCCTTTTGCCTTGTTGTCATTCTGCGTGGACTGGCAGGAGGAACGAAAGGTTGTCTATCAAAACCTGCTGTTGGAATTTGCGGTAAAGTTGGTTTGATCTCGTCTATAAAAGACTCTCTTAGTTCTTCTTCTGGGAACCTTCCGCCTTTTTCCAATACTTTCTCAATTTGATAAGCGGACGGATAATAAGGAATAAAGGTTTGATTCATGATTGCTTCTGGGTTAGAAATCTTAGTTCCTTTCAACACTTCATAAACTTCATTCTCGTCTGCACCCAATGCTTTGGCATCCTCAACTGCCATAGATAAATCTTTAATGGCCTGGAACCTAGCTTCGTTGGTTCTCATTAATGCTTTAACGTGTTCCTCTGGATTAAGAATGTTTGGGTTGTTGGTCGCTGCTGTGTAATAAGACACTGCTTCTCTCATTTGGTTCTTTGCATCAAAAGCTCTAAACCTTAATGTTCTTTCAACAGTTGGCTTTATGGTTTTTAATCCTGTAAAAGATTCGGCAAGTTGATTGTATATGTTTGGCCTTACGCCTTTTTTGTTTATGTCTTTTTCGGTAAACCCTAAACCCGCAAGCGTTGCTCTGGGCAAGTCTTTAAGAAACAAAGGTCCAAAGTCTCCTGTCTGACCTGGTTTTACTGTGACTGGAAGAAAAGGAGGGAACGCTGAATTTGTACCATGCGCTAATCCTTTTGCAAACATTTCACCAATTCCATCGGTTGAGTTCCATATTGGTTGAGCAGAGCCAGAAGCATAAGTTGTGTTTCTTGCTAAATCTAATGCAATGTTTGTCGCAATTGAAGCGCCAAAAAAAGGTTCTAAGTACTCAATAATCAACCCAGGATTATCTCTTGATCCGAAAACAGCCTGCATTAATATTTCATTTAATTTATCTCCTCTAGTCTCTCCATTTTGCACCGCATTAAAAACAGCGCTTATAGGCGATCTTAGGTATTCGTATGGGTTGGTATAAGAATAGTTGTAAAACTCTACGATATTGCCGTCTTTGTCGGTTCTAATCGGTATAAGATCTGCGTTCTTTTCCCAAGGTGCTGCAAAACTTCTTTTGTAGGCCTGTATTTGCTCATCGGTAGCACCCGTCATGTACTTGCCAAACTCAACAGTTGCTTTTGGAATAGCATATGCAACTGCCATGTTTCCCATCAATCGACGCATACCGATGTCAGCCAACTCAGGGACACCGCTCGCAATTTCATCAATCGCTCTTGATGTAGACATTAAAGATGTTCTAATTGTTTCAGCAGGAAATGCAATAAAGTTACCAAAAGGTGTTCTTCTTAACATTTGAATAATCGGTGGTACTTTTGAGTAGTTTGGCACTGTGTTTCGTACCACGTCGGCACCGATGTCTTCAATGATTTCATTTTTTAATTTATCATCAAGCTGTGACCAAACGCCTTTTTTTCTTTCTAGCTCACGAATGGTTTTAGGCGCTAGTCCTTTGTATAGATTTGGTGTGATTGTAAAAGACGCATTTTTTTTAGCTGCATTGTTAAAGGCTCTGGACAATCGACCCTTTTCCATTTCCCAGCTAAAAATTTTCCATATATCATCTGAGCCAACATATATTCTTGTAAGAAGATTATTTTTTTCTTTTTTATATGCTTTGCTAAAAGGATTGGTTTCTTTTAAATTTAGAACTCTTTGCATGTCATCAATTAGGCTTTCAAGTTCTCCTATTCTTGCGCCCGATTGAACCACGTTTCTTCCTTGAGCATTAGAATAATATTTTGACATTTCATCGCCTTGGGTCTTTTTTAAGGATGCAAGAACAACTGATAAAGCATCATCTAATACTTTACCGTTTGGAATGTTTCCGTTCATTACTGCAAACAAAGACGCACTGGTCGCATTTCTGACTTGAGTGATTGGACTGTAAACGGTTTTGGCTTTTTGTATGGCTCCCTTTATACCTAAAAAAGTTGCCCAGGTTTTAGAAACAGCACCAGGGGATCTTTCTAATAAGCCTGTTTGCACATCGGTTATTGCGTCTGCAATTCTTTTGGTTGTGATTTTACCAGCCAAGTCACCATACTTTGCTTGATCAGGAATTTTAACCGCATCGCCGTAATCATCAAGAAAGGCTGCTTTCTGAGCATCGGGGATCTCATCAATTCTATCATAAAGAAATCTTTGTGTGCTTCCTGTCTGAGCCAATCGATTGTTAATCATCGAAACATTTCTTAAATAATCAAGTTCAGCTGTTTGTTTAGCTAGGTTCTCTAATGTTGCCCTGGTCTTCATCATTGTTTCCTGTACCCTTTCAGCCGCTGTCCCAGTTTTGCCAGTCACCTCTCCAAGAAATTCTCTAATTTTTGGTAAGCTGTCTAATTGTTTTCCTTTAAGCAAACCAACTTTTACACCACCCAATGCCATTTCTGGAACCATGTATGAACTGTCAAAGTTTTTCTTTTCTAACAATCTTTTTAAAATATCATCAGCTTCTTTTGCATTTTGAGCAATTGAAACTCCGTTGTTTTTCTTTAACAATTCTTCTCTGGCGTTTTTCCATTGAGGACTATTTATGTTAGCTACATGGTCAACATTTTTAATAAATGCACGATAAGCTGTGTATCCATATTTACCTAAATTGGCATCGACGGCTTGGGCATAACCTTTGGGCAAGTATTTTAAGTTGTCTTCCTGAATTAACAATCGACTCAGATCATCGATTTGATTACGAGTCAGGTTTGCTGTGTCAAAAAAAGAAAAATTTTGATCTTTAAGAAACTGATTGTCTACCTGTTTTAGTGTGTTTAATGCGTTTTTCTGTGCTTTTCTTGATTCTCCATACAGTGCTGTACGAATATTGTCTGCTAAAGAAGTAAGATCATCGCCTGACATCTTGTTGTTTTTGTCCAGGTACTTAAACCCACCCCAAATGTTATCAAGACTTGATTCCAACACAGTCATTTGTTGGTTCATAGCTGCTGTCTTTGCAGCTTTAACATTGGCAACATCTTCTGTCGGTAATGCACCACGGCTTCTAAATTTAGAGATAATGTCGTATTGATCGTATTCTTTACCCAATACTTTAAATTTTTTATTTTCAAACTGCTTTTTATCCATCATGTTTCTGATGTAATCTTTTTTATTTTTAACCCAGTCGGCAGCGCTGACTGCTGCTTTGGTTTGCGACAGCTCAGAAGCAACCCCACTTCCAGCAGCTTTTAATCCTCTCCACAAGTAAGGCAGGCCTAATAATAATGTTGCACCTTCAGCACCTACTCGAAGTCTTTTTCCAATGCGATCAGCGGCTGTAATCTTTTCATCCAATCCTTTTACTTCTTCTTCTGGGTTCGTGGGTGCAAAAAACTCAGGATCCAACGCATCGAACAAGCCAAGTTCAGGCGTGTCTGAAGTAGCTGCAATAAAGTCAGCCGTTGCAATTGGTGCTACCGTGTGTTTAAAGAGTTTGGGTTTTTGAACATACTTACCGCTTTGGTCAAACAATTTACCTGGCTTTGGCTTTAATAAATTTTTTCTTGCCATCTTGGTTGCAATACTGGCAGGAGCACCAAATTGAAACAGAGCAGAAGAAACATTTCCCGCTGCACTGATTGGTTTTTCAACTTTGTGTTTTTGAAAAAAATCGTTTACATCCGACGTGTAGTCAGTGCCTGCTGCCAAATCAAAAAGAGTAGTGGTGAGTTCAACAGGTCCTTGAATTAAACCTGTTTGTAAACCATATATGGGTCCTTTAACAAAGGTTTCGCCCAATGCTGAATAATCACCAGAGCGTTTTTTAAGCTCTCGTCTTGCAATTTTTTTTGCTAACTTTGGATCGTCGGTATCTTTGACATTAACAATCTGCCCGTCTATGTTAACTCTGACAGCCATTGTTAAGAATCTTTGGCACTGACATCAATTTCTTCGCTTAATTTTTTAGAAAAAGATTTTAGTTCTTCGTAACCCATCGACATCAAAGCGTTCATCATTTCTAATCGAAGTTGAGCGCCCGATTTCTTACCGCTTAATACATCAGGGTGATTTTTAAAATCAACGCCATATCGTGCATAACCATCTTCCAAAACTTTCTGAGCCAATGCTTCTTTGGATTCTCCTCTAGAAGCCAATTCATCTTGTTGTCCCAATTGTAAGTATTCTTCCAAACTCATGCCCGAAGCTTTAGCCGTTTGTTCAAGTGCAGCTAAATCAGCGGCTTCTTTTGCTGGCAGATCCATTCTTTCTTCGCCAAATATTCTACCTAGATCACCAAAAGTAACATCTCCATAACCTTCTTCACGACCCATTGCAGTGATCCGATTACCGGTTCTAATGATGTCTGCCATCAATTCTTCTTTTTCTGCTTTGGTTTTTGCTTCTTCTATTTCTTTTTGTCTAAGTTTTAAATACTCTTCAAATTGTTCAGGATCAGCCGTTACAACTTCTCCGTCATCATCGCCAAAAAAGTAATTATAAGCAAAAGGCGCACCAGCAACAGTAACTGCGCCTACACCTAGTCTTCCTTTATTTCGTTTTATAAGATCACCCAATCTTTGAGCAACGGTTCTTTTTGCAGCTTCAGTACCTGCGCCAGCTCCTGCACCAGCAGCTCCACTTCCAAATATGTCTCCAAAAGTTGCTTTTCTTGGACCACCCGCACCAGTCCCTGGACCAGTTAGTGCAGGCGTTCTTCCTCCAGGGCCACTAATAGGTGTTGGTTTACCACCAGCTTTTCTTTGTGCTGCTTTTCTTCGATTGGCTTTCTCAGCAGCATCTCTAAGTCTTCTGTTTAACAATGATGTCCATGATTGCAGTGCTGTTTTTCCTTGTTGGCCAGCTTTTACTATGTTTCCTTTTCTTGCTTTGCCCGCAGCCAGTGCTGATAAGAGCAACGCTTCTAGGCCTGTGCCTGACATGCCTGCTTTTTGAATGCCCTCTTCTGTTATGTCACTTATTGGATCTAAATCTATGGCTCCTACGGTGCTGATGTAATCCATTGCTGCTTTTCTTTCAAAAAAATTGTCTGACTCCATTCCTTTTTTAACCCAATCTGGAAGATCGTCCATCATTTCTTGTGCGGCATCACCGCCGTCTTGCATATTGACTGGAACAATCCCACTGACAATACCGCCAGCATTGTAGTCTTTAGGTTTTTCAATGTATCCGCCGTCTTTCTTTCCGCCGCCTCCGAAAAGACTAAAAAGATTTCCAATGCCAGTGGCTAAATCTATAGCGCTTCCTATGGCAGTAGGTTCATGATAAGGTTTTGGAGGTTGAGCTGGAACAGTGGTTCCATATCCGCCAATCAACTCACCTGGTCTCATGCCTTGCAAGATTCCCATGCCTTTCATAATTCTTTCCCAAGGCTCTTGTGCTTTTCTCATGGCTGCGTCTTGGATTCGGCTTAGACCTGTTTCGTAAATGTCTCTTCCTCCTCGTCCAAATTGATCCATCATTTGCAAATAATTCATCATTTCTTGTTGTCGTTGACCGCCTAATCCTAGAACTTGTCCTGCGATACCGCCCAAGCCTCCAGCAGCACCACTTATGGCAGCCATACGCCTAGCGTTTTCAGCCATTGCTGCATCTCTAGCGCTTTGGAATCCTTGACTTCTGATGCCAGCAAGTGCTTGCATGATGCCTCGATCCGACTCTCTTTGTCTTTCTTTTGCTAACAATCTGCTTCTAGAACCGCCAAAAGCACCGCTACTTACATCTTGTGCACGGCCTGCAATGTCTTGTTGAGCAGATGTTTTTCTCATTCTGCTTAATGTGTCATCTATAACTTGGCTTTCAAATGGATCGTAATATGGAGAAATCATTCTTGACGGATCAAACCCACCCGTTGAAGCCCGATACCCTCCAGCAGCTTCATCCATTAGTTGAGCAGAAGTTTTATAAGCAGGCGTATAGGGACCGGCTCCCATAAGCCCTTGTCTAGCCATCATCATTAATGGAGTCATTCCTGCCGTTTGTTGCAATGGAATGTCTTGAGGCTGATTAATTAAGCCGCCTACACCACCTGGTGTGCCGAATACACCTGCGCCTAATCTCCTTGTGTAGTCTTCATAGTAAGGTTGGTAAAACTTATAACCCGCTTGTGGTGCGGTAATCGGTTGTTGAACGTTAAATCTTTGTTCGTATATTGACATTATCCCTTCCTCAATTGTTTAGCCATTTGTTGTCCCATGGCTTGCTGTAAATACATTTGTCTAGCGCCCGCTAATCGTTGTTGTTCTGGATCCATTGCAACCTCTTGTGGCATGCCTTGATCGAGCAATGCCATTGCACCGATGCCTCGGTTCGCTTCAGCATTGGTCACAAACTCACCATCGGATAACATGGCTGGTATGTCATCACTGGTTTCAGTGCCTGGACCTTCGGTTAATCCGTTGCGCCTTATAAACTTTCCTTCAGCCACATATTGAACCCCAGGGATTCTTTGTGATGTTAGGTTTTGAATCATTGCTTCTGGTGGTGGTCCTGCTGTAAACGAGAACGGTCCGCCTTGTTGTGCGTTGTATTGTTTGGTGACTTCAGAAGCAAATGGATAATAAATCGGTGCATTTGTATTTGGCAAATATACTGGTTGTCCCATTCCGCTTCCAGGCATAGCGCCGTAGTTTGCAGTAGCTCCTAATCCATATGGATCAACTTGACCAGAAGTGAATGCTCCAAGTCCTCCTTGTTGACCTCTTGATCCGCCACCACTTAATCCTCCTGCTAGAAGACTAATTAAACTTAATACTCCGCTAAATCCTAATTTGTCATAAGCCTTGGATAGCATGTCTTTAATGCCACCGCCCTCACCCTCAACACCTTCACCTTCACCTTCAACGCCTTCACCTTCAACGCCTTCACCTAACACATCACCAGTAGATATGCCAAATACTTCATCAGTATTTCCTGCATTTAATATATCATCAGGATCAATGTCAGATATTCCTCCACCTGGAACATTTATTATGTCTGGGTTTAAGGCTATGTCTTGCAAATTTGTCATAACATTTTCAATAGACTCTTTATCTGTCGGAACATTAGGGCTTGTGTATCCGTATTCATCAAGTATTCGCATTAAAGAGTCTGCTTCTACAGTAGGATCATCTGGTAAAGTTGTTGAAGGAACTGGAAATTCATCGGGCGTATCTATGAATGTATCTACTGCTGAATCTAAATCTAAAAGATCAATAACTTCTTCTCTAGTTCCTACATAGTTTTCAATGTCTTCAGGGTTGCTGTGTTTGGCAATGATTTCTTCTGTTAAATCTTTTCCAAAATCATATATGTCATCTGTGCCACCAAGCGAACCTCCTCCGTAAGCTTCAATTATTGCGGCCATAACCGCCGCATCACTGACGTCGTCAGTACCAGAAAATCCTCCTAGAGGTGGTAATCCAATTGTTTCTTGAAAAGGGTTTCTCTCAATAGCCATTAATCATCCCCATATTGTGGTTTTGGCGCTCCTTCTCTCATAAAAGTGCCGTGTTTTTTATAATATTCTTTTAGTTCTTTAAAGTTAAGCAAGTTTCTAGGCACGCCAGTGCTAGAAGCATAACTGACTGGAGGGCTTGCAGCCACCCTATCAAACGCATCGTATGCACCCGATCCAAAACCTTGTTCTTTTTTTCTGTTTACAAAATTTATTACTGTTTGTGCAAAAGGCGTGTCTGCAAATCTGTCAATTAATCTGTTTAATTTACGATTTTCTTTTCTAATCATTCGTCCATATATACCTTGTAGTCCGCCAGCGCCCTTTCCTCCGCCTTTTCCGCCAGGGAATTCTCCTACGCCTGAAGACATTCTCATCATAGAACCATAGTAAGAAGGACCAGCAGACATAAGGTCTACAGGCCTAACAGATGAATCTGAATCGAGAAAAGGATTTGATAAAGGATTTGAAGATCGGTTTCTATTAGCAAGCTCAGCAAGATATTTAACAAGACCAAACCCACCTCCAGTCAATGCATTTGCACCCGCTGTTAACATTCCTGATGGGTCAAATTGAGAGCCTCCTGAACCGCCAGGATTTAACATTCCAGATAAAACACTAAGTGCAAAGCCACCATTGGCCATGTTCACAATGCCGCCACTGGCCATTTTATTGTTTTCTGATTGACGCAAAAGAACTTCCAAACCACCTGGTGTTGGAGTTACGCCTAATTGTTCTGCAATGTCTTCTCTCATTTTCGCATCACATAAGTTTGCGAAGATCCCACGAGCCGAGAATCTCTATAGTATATCTATGTTTTAAGTTATAAATCAACGGATATTGCCCCATTCGTACTTACCGAAAGCGAACCAACGGCTCCTGTTGCGCTGACTCCTCTAGTGGTCCCAGAGTAAATGTCATACCATTTAGAGCCATCAAAAACTTGTAAACTGCCTGCATTAAGGTTCCAAATGACATCGCCAGGGTTAAATTTGTTTTCTGAAAGCGTTGTTAAAGTGTATTGCGGTGTTGCCGTTGGATCAAATCCGCCTAAGTTTAACTCTAAAATACGAACTAAACGATTGTATAGGTCAGGCGAAACCTCTCCTACAGCGCCAGGAAGCCTCGTTTCAAGAAGTTTTGCCACTAACGCCTACCGTTAGGCCTGATTTCCATTCTAGTGGCTCCTACACGAAATCCTAACCCTTCTCTTAATCCAGCAGAATTGTCATCGTCTGACTCAAAACGTATTGCAACTTGTCTGGCTCTGGCTCTTGTGTTGATTTTAGTGGTCGAAGAAGTAATAGAAGTGGTCGATGCAGTGCTTAAACTTTCAGCTGGAAAGTTTTTCTTTTTCAATACAACATTCATAGCTGCGCCACTGTTTGTGCCTGTAAAACGAATATCAGGAATAATTCGATTTACAAATGTATAGTAATCTCCTTCTTGTATGTCCATGCTACTGGACTCAATGTAGACATTATCCATAGGCGATCCATCTGCGTCGTTGCCTGTTTCATGTTTGTATAAGTAGTTGTAAGTATCTGTTCCGGTTGCTCTAGGATAATCTTCAACGCCTTCGTCCAACCAAGCATGTCTTGATAACTGGCCAATTGACCAAGTTTTTTCAAGATAATTGTAAACAACATAACGATTGATCTCAGAACTGTCGCTTGAACAATAATACCAACCGACCTCATTGAACGCTTTATTTAGAAAACCAAACACTTTATATGCTTGAGTAATGTTTAGATCGCTAAAAACATAATCATGCACAGAGCATGGCAACGCTGCCACAGCGCCGTTGTAAAAATAAAATCCTTTCATGTCCATCCAAAACACGCCATCGGGTGCATTGATTGAAGCTTTAGGTCCAACCAAACCCACGCCTTCATTGACCAAGTTTGTGCTAAAAGTATAGGGAGAACCGACATATGTCATTGAATATAACGAATTATCTGTCCAAACAAGCGTTTCTTGTCTTGCTCTTAATGCGCCAACAATGGATGATCCTGATGACAATCTAAAAGATCCAGCAGTGTTTGTTAGTTTTGGTTCCCATTCGGCTGCGTTTTCTTGATCAGACCAAGCAATAAACATAGGGTCAATTGATCCAGTCCTGGCTGTTCCTCCATCATTTAAAGGATCGGCTCCAATACAAATAACATGCCTGTCAATGTCGCTGACCAATACTTGAAGCGCTTTTGTAGGAGGCAAATTAGCGCCTGATAAATCACTCAAAGCCACAGCCCTGTCTGTTCCCAATGTTTTGGCACTGGTGTCCCAATAATAAATACCGCCTGCACGAACATTCATAAGAAGGTCTTCACCAAAATTATCGTGTGACCACAATCTTAATTGGTTAATTGCAGACAATGCGCTAACGGATCCAAAAGTTCCACCTCCCCAAGTGCCTGCGCCCCAACCAGAACCAGGGACATAATCGTCTATTCCTACGTTTATTTGATATGTTCCAACAGTGCTTGATCCGCCATTGCCTGAATCACTCGCATTAGCAGTGACTGTAGCGCCAGACGTATCTTTTGCTTCAATGGTGTAACTATTGTCATTAACAATCGTTGCTATTTGGTATTCTTGATTTAATACAGCAGCAATTATGTTGCCGCCTAAAGATGCTGCACCACTAAAAGTAACAAAATCATTTTGCACTGCGCCGTGTGCTGTATCAGCTACAGTAATCGTTGCATCACCATTTGTCGCAGAGAAAGTCACATCTCCAGCAGATGTTGTAGCTCTTATGGGAGTGACATCGTTATAGGTGTCTCCTGATAAAATGTAATATTTTAAAGTGGTTCCTAAACCTAAAAACTTTGTGGTGTCTAAGTTAACCCAAGCATGCAATGCTCGACACAGGCCTAAGAAAGAACTAGAAATATCTTTGGTCCAACCACCTATTTTTTCAGGCAAACCTTTACGAAAGCGAACTAGGTTGGCATCAAACCAACCGCCTTCATTGCTATACTCAGTACCTTCTCTATCGATACCAGGTCTTAATATGTATTTAGATAATGCCATTTTTCTATAATAATCTTTATCGTTTTACCAAACTACCACCAAAGTACATGCCAATTATAGCCGATACTAAATTGGTATCTAATTGAGTTATAACCAAACCTTGAAATGTAATCCATTCAAAAACCTCTCGTCCTTCTCTAAAAAACATAAAACCTGGACGCCAGTTCGTATATCCAACAGTTACGTCTACATCGGGATAAAATACAGCAACAAGTTTTGGCAAAAGCACAATTGCAAATATAGCAGTCAGTGCAATTATTCTTCTAGTCCAAGCAAATCCTTTGTCTTTTAGCCCATGACTTAAAGATTGTTGCCTAGCTTTTATCTCAAACTCGCCTCTTGTAATCAAAAGTTTTTGTTCTTCCGCTTTGGCTTTACGGCTTTGCGACCAAATACTAAGCAAACTACTTAACAAAGTAGAACCAAGCATGGTTATAATTTCAAAAGGAAAACCCATAATTGAGTTTACTTTTTAGATTTTACTGCAACAGTAGTATATGCTTCGTTTACATCAGGCGTTGATTTATCGTCACCCACATACTTTCCATCTTCATCTCTTGCACGAACTTTTTTTTCCTTGTAACCAAGAAATTTTGTTTTAAACCAAGTTGTTAAACCTATTTTTTTTGCATACCAAGACATAATTTACTCCTTATACTCTACTAAATGATCTATTTTTCTTTTTGGGAATAACCCTTAAATTACTTTTTTTACTGTTTCTAGGATTTCCATCTACATGATGAACATCCATTCCATCACCCTTTCTTACTTTTCCAGTTTTTAACAATTCATTTCTACTTTTGTTTCTTGCTGCTCTGTTTAATTTTTGTTCTGGCCTAGAGTGATAATTTTTATATTCGCTTGCATAATCTCTTTTTTTCTTTTTAGACATTACTTCATCGGATCTTTTTTGTGAGAGTTTGTGTACAAGCCGAACCAGGCTGCGCCCGCACCCACAACAATAGAAATTAACCCCGATTGCTCAAAACTTGGTTCAGGCAAATCCATGAACCAAAATGTCGTGTAATAAAGAAGATACATATACACACCTAAAAAAGCTCTAGGTATAATTCTCCAACTATCTATAGCTTCTGCTACAAATATAAACTTTTGATAAGGGTTATCGTTCTTCTCATCTTCAAGCTCTCTTATACGATCTTTAAGATCAGACTTCTCTTGCAACAAAGCCATAAATTTGGCTAGGTCGATCTCGACTTCGTTCCTTGATAGGTCACCACCGAACCTGGGGCTTCCGTAATGTTGTTCGTCACTCATATTAATTCGCCAATGGGTTATCGTTTTTGTTTTTTAAACTTTGCACATCATCGTACATAGAATCAATGCTTGAGTTTATTCCTGCAATGCTTGTTTGTATGGCCACAATGTCATTTTTAATTGGACTTAAATCTTGTGTCTCAACATTTAATGATTTAATTTGTTCACCAACAGCAACTACATTTTTGTCCAGTCCTGTAACCTGGTCAGCAAGGGCATCTATTTCGTTAATATAACGAGTCATTTTAGACTCAAGATTTTCTATGCGATTAACATACGTTGCACCTGTATAACCAAAACCAGCCAGTGTACTAACTATACCTGCTAGTGCAATAAGCTGTGTTGTTTTACTTTGAAACCAATCCATATTTACTCCTAATATATTTTAGTTAATTTTCTTCGGTTCGGCATAACTTTGCCACAACCTTTAGCGATAAACCCTCCGCTTTTCATTTTTTTAGCTGTTTTTGCTGAATCTCTAAAAGCTTTAGCGGTTGGAGCGCCTTTAGAACCAGGCTTTCTCATTTTTTCGCCTGATCCCGCAGCTATTCTTTTTCTTTTTTTATGTATATTTGCATACAAACCTTGTTTTGACATATCAACACTTCCATCTTCTTCTTGCTTGCCTAATCCTTGAATTAGGGTTGTTTCTAGTTTTTTTAGAACTTCTTTTCAGTTGTCCTAAAGACCTTGCGCAATAAGACTTTCGTCTTTTTGCGGCTTTACTTCCTTTTTTAACTTTACCTGTAACCGCAGTTTTTAACTTAGATCCAGGATTCTTTTTTCTATAGGCTCTGACTCCTTTTTTAGTCATGCCTGCGCCAGCTTTTGTTTTGCGATAATTACCGCCTTTACCTGTGGTTCTGGGTATTGCTTTAGCTCTTTTTCGTTTTCTTTTTACTGCCATTTTATAAATTAGGCTGCATATTAATTAAATTATTCATTCCAGTTAAACTGTTTCCATACAATCCACCAAACGCTGAGTTGTTGTCTGGAATATTAACATTACCATATATTATCTCAGGTTCGTACCAAACACTAGGTTGAGGAACTTCAACTTGACTATAAGCACTAAACCCTGGGACATAAGCCATGTATCCAATTAACTGAGATTCATCTGCGTATTCACCTGTTTCTTGTTGTTGTTGTTCCAATTGTTCTTGTTGATCTTCTATGTTCTGTGCAACGATTTGATCTGCAATAACATCTGCATCTGATTGACTAACTGATGTATTGCTATCAACTATAGTATCGCTAACTCCTGTATTACCACTACTTGTGTTACTTGCAACACTACTGCTTGTATTCGTTTCAGTAGTTGTTGTAGTGGTTGAACCTACAGCTACGTTACTACCACTGTTGGTATCTCCTACTGTTGTGTTTTGCGAAACAATTGTACTTCCAACACTGCTGTCGGCATTAAACGAACTAAGCACTTGTTGAGTCTGCATTGCAGAACTTGCAACTTGAGCTGAGATGCTAGGCGAATTACTGGTGCTTATACCGCCTCCTGACGCTGAACTAGCCACTGCTGTACTGGTAGGGTTAGAAACGCCACCAGAAGCCACAGAAGAAGCGTAGGAGCCTCCTGATGACATAGATGTACCTGTGGCCTGTCCAGATGTTCCAGCGGTTGTACCACTTACACTGTTACTTGCTGCAATAATACTGTTAGCTACAACATTTAATTGTTCTGCTCTTTTGTTGTCTTTTTTCTCTTCATTCTCTGCGACAACAATCTCGATATTTTCTTCTCGATCTTGTATTTCTTCTTCAGCTGTTTCTGTATCCTCCAGGTCTCCATCTTCAACATCAGACAGAAGAGCAAGTTCTTCCAATATTTCTTCCGTTTCTTCTTGTTCAATCCATTCCTCTATTTCTTCTATCGTTTCAAACTCTAGATACTCAATCACTTCTTCTTCTATGTATTCTTCAATGTGTTCTTCGTATTCAAAATAATCAAGTAAAACATTATCCAGTCTAGGCAAATCGTAATTAACTACAAAAGTTTCTTCTATTGGTATTAATTCTTCGTATATATGTTGTATATATGTTTCTTCTTCTATATAACTTAATGGAATAAGTTCTTCGTCAGGAGTTAAATTAAATTCTTCTATAAAAGGATCAAAGTATTCTTCTTGAAAAAACAATGTTTCTTCAAAATATAATTCTTCTTCATAGATTTCTATCCCCTGTAACTCAGCAATATATATAGGTTCTTCTTCAAAGTAATAATCTTCTTCTTCAAAGGGATCATAATATCCATACTGGTCGTCTTCATAATCATCATAGCCAAACATATCTTCTTGATAATAGGCATCTTCAACAAATGTTTCGACCATGTACCCAGCACAAGTTGGAGAGTATTGAGAATCCAACGAACATTCATAATCAAAAAGATCATCCCAATAGTTAGGACATTGAGTAGAATACAATCCATCTAAATCACATTGTTGATTTAAAAACGCTGCTTGATAACCAGTACACGCAGTATCATTTAAAGGATTACTACAATCCAATCCGTTTCCAGAACCAACACCATATAAGCTGCCCCCACTCTCTAATAAAGTATTAAAAGATGTACTGTTCCAATTTGTATTAACACAAGTACCTGCAACATTTGTTGAGCCTGTGCTACATTCATCGTGATACAAATAAGTATAAGACTCATCTGAACTGCCTTGTTCACCAATCAATACATCGTGATTAATGATGTTTAAACCGCCGTATCTAAATTCAAAGCTGTCATCTGACTTCCAAAGTATGACCTCAAACGAATTGTCTGTATTGCCTCGATTATATTCTCGTAAGTTATACCAACCAAATACAGTCTTATCCGTAAAATTTCTAGCCAATACTTTTGAGCCATTGTCTCGTATTAAATCAGTCCAGAAAGGATACAAGGTATATGTATGTTGTCCTGCAAGAGGATCAGGAGTGTAATCATTACAATAACTTCCTGATGTTTTAAAATGTAAACATCCGTTTGTTGCCATTCGAGCAGAAGTAAAGTCTTCGCCATAAAACGTAAACGTAAAGTCTAAATTAAAAGCAGAAGATACTTGATCATCACCAACTGCCATATTGTTAGATGTAGCTATATAGTTTGTTTTTAAATCAATAAGAGATTGATTCGCTTCATAAATATACCCTGCATTTAATGTGGGTATAAATAAAACAAAAACTAAACTAACTGCCCTTATCAAACTCACGTTTACAAGTTAGTCTTGATTTATTTTGACCAGCAGAGTTTTCTGTTCTAACACACTTAGCAACATAACTGGCTTTTGCTTCTTTATAGTCTGGTCGATCTTTGGGGTTAGCAGCCCAAGCTGCTCTTGCTTCTTCGCCTATTTTACCTTCGTATGGGCAAGGAGTACCAGCCATATACATAGCACTAAATACTCTAACGTCTTGGCACATAATAGCAACTGCTGCTACTTTCATGCCCATATCATATAAATACTTTCCTAGTTTTAATCGTTCACAGTTTGTATCTCTTACAGTTCTTCCAGCCGATAAACCAAATACTTGTCCTTGAAATGCACCTGATCTTCCTACAGTACATAAATCTTGACTATAACTCATAATACTAGGAGCAATCGCAGAAGCAGGTGGTGCTTCAGTTTTGATATTTTGATTGATAGTTTGTTCAGATTTTGACTCATTAATATTTCGGTTTGTGTTATTAGATGTACTACTGTTTTCATTTACATTTTTATTGTTCGTCTGCACATTCGATGTAGAAGTCGATTCATTTACATTTTTATTAGTGTTGTTTGATGTCGATGTATTTATATTCGTATTGCTATTCGTATTATTCGATGTGCTGTTGTTATTGTTCGTATTTGTACTGGTCGAAGTATTTACATTGTTATTTGTATTTGTGTTTGAACTAGTCGATGTATTTACATTTGTATTGTTGTTCGTACTAGTTGCAGTCGATGTGCTGGTGTTTGTATTGCTATTTGTATTTGTAGCAGTCGAAGTTGATGTATTGTTGTTTGTATTACTGTTTGTGTTTGTAGCAGTAGATGTATTGGTATTTGTATTGTTGTTAGTATTGGTATTTGTGTTTGTACCAGTAGTAGTCGTAGTATTTGTATTGGTATTAGTATTGGTATTTGTATTGTTGTTGGTATTGGTATTTGTATTGGTATTCGTATTAGTATTTGTTGTAGTAGTAGTCGATGTCGTAGTCATCGAGTTCTGTTCACAATATTGAGAACCAGCAGTGCAATCTCCAGTTTGATCTGCTTTTACATTATTAATAAGCAAAGCCAATAAAACAGCAATAATTACTGAAAGAAATGGTAAATATTTTTTCATATGTTTTTTGGATCAAACAAACCTTTTGCAATCAATGTTTGCCTATTAATGATGTGTTCTTTTTCAATATCTTCTTTGCTTTGTCCATCATATGCAACAGCATAAAAACTGTGTATCATTAATCGATTAATATTTATGTTATTAACATAAAACTCACCAAGTATTCTTCCAAATTTACCTTTCTTATCTTTTTTAGTTTTTATAACAACATCGCCTTTTGATAATTCTTTAACCAAAAAATCTTTACTAATTAAACCCCTAGCCTTTTCATCTTTATCTCTAGTCCTTGATTCTGGTGTATCAATACCATACATACGAACTCTTGCTTTATGCAATATAGAAAATCCACAGTCGATAATTACATCAACTGTGTCGCCATCTACAACTCTATCTATATTACATTTATATTCATACATTAAAGCCACCCAAACGATCTAAACAAATCCCACAAAACATAAACAAAACATATCCAAAATGCTTTTCTATAAAACATATAGTCATCATATGCTTTCTTAGGTATTTTTCCGTATTCGTATAATTCCTTCATTTATTTTGTTTATTATTTTTTTTATAAAAGATTTAATCTTTTCAATTATTTGCACAATAATTTCCCCTTATTATTAATATTTATGATCCAAAGATTATTGATGCCATACCAACTACTAAAGTAATTAGAGTGGCTACAATAAAATGTTCAATTCTTTTTACACGATTAAGCATTTCAAGCCATCGTTCAGCACAAACCGCTTCGTGTTT